AACTATTCTTAGCAAATACCATAAATAAGTCCCTACCGAAGAACGGACGGACACATTCTTGTTGCGATTATTCGTGATGAGTTTGTGTCCGTTTTTATTTTGTACGAAAGGAGTAAAAATATGCGGAAGAAACTTTTATATAAAACAAGCTACTGCAAGGGGTGTATTTGGCTCAAAAACGGCTCGTTTTGCCCTTTTAAACGTTGTGTGAAGGGTTTTGGTTGGGTTGCGGATAAAAAGGCAGAGGAGGGTCGGAGCTGATGAATAAAAAAGAAATTGAGGAGATACTAAAGAATTACCACTGGATGTTGAATAGTATCAAATTAGAACGGGAAGCACTTAAACAAATAGGCGGAAATTTATCGGCAAAATATGGAATTGAAGCCTCTTTGCCAAAAGCACATGGGCAGAGTGGTGACCCGGTATTTCAAGAAGTTGTTCGACGTAGTAAGCGTTGGAAGAAGATTGAACGTTATGAAAGAGAAATTAAAATTATTCAAGACCGTATAGAACGTATAAAAGATGAACGAGAAAGTGAAGTCCTATATTGGTTACTCGAGGGAAAAAGTTATCGCTGGATTGGTCAACATATGGGTTTTTCTTCTTCTCATATCAAAAGACTCAGGGATTCTATTGTTGAACAATTAGCTGATACAAATGGCACAAATGGCACAGATGGGACGAATTTCCAAAATCGAAAATCGGCATGTTAAAATGGGAGGCAGGACGGGGAGGAAGTTTTCCCCATATATGAACGGATTATTTTAAAGCACCTAAAAATTATTAGGTGTTTTTATTATTTTTAATAAAGTGAGGTGATAAAGATGGCACTTACAGCAAAACAAAAACGATTTGTAGAAGAGTACTTAATCGATTTAAACGCTACACAAGCAGCAATAAGAGCTGGTTATAGTCCAAATACAGCATATTCGATTGGAAATGAAAACCTGAACAAACCTGAAATTCGTGCACGCATTGGTAAGGCAATGGCCGAACGCTCTAAACGCACAGGAATAAATGCCGATAGGGTTTTACAGGAACTAGCAAGGATTGCATTTGTGAAAGCGACGGATGTTATAGACGCTGACAATGCAACTATACGGGAAGATGCAAGTGATGATGACCTAGCGGTTATTCAATCAGTTAAAGTAAAAACCATTCCAACGCAAAACGGTGATGGTATAGAAAGAGAAATAAGACTAACCGATAAAATGAAAGCATTAGAGTTGATTGGAAAACACTTAGGGATGTTTAAGGATAAGATTGAGTTATCTGGTGATGTTGGAGTTGTCCAGATTATAGATGACATTCCTAGAAGTGATGATGATGGCAGTTAAATTAACTAAATTAATAGCACCATCATTTTATAACGTTCATCATTCAATACGTAATAAGGAATACAGCCATTACTGGTTAAAAGGTGGACGTGGCTCTACTAAATCATCATTTGTTTCTGTTGAAATAATAATGGGAATGATGGCGGATCCGGATGCCAATGCGGTTATACTACGTAAAGTCAAAGAAACACTTCGTGAATCCGTTTATGAGCAAATGCTTTGGGCCATTGATAAATTACAAGTTACACATCTATGGCATGAATCACTCAATCCTTTAAGCATAACTTATAAGCCAACAGGTCAAAAAATAATATTCAAAGGTGCAGACAAGCCTAAAAAAGTTAAGTCCAGTAAATTCCGTCGAGGATATGCCAAGTTTATTTGGTATGAAGAAGCTGATGAGTTCACAGGAATGCAGGACATTCGAACGATTAACCAGACACTTGTCCGTGGTGGTCCTGATATTCAGGTATTTTACACATTTAACCCTCCACAATCACAAAATAACTGGGTTAACAGTGAAGTTGAACAGCAGAAATTAAGAAAAGACACGTTAGTACATTCAAGTGACTATCGGACAGTGCCAAAAGAATGGCTAGGCGAACAGTTTATAAACGACGCTGAACATTTAAAGAAAACCAATCCGAAAAAATATGAGCATGAGTATTTAGGTATTATAACGGGTACCGGTGCCGAAGTATTTACTAACGTTACACAAAGAAGAATCACAGATGAAGAGATTGCTAGGTTTGACAAAATCAGAAGAGGCCTTGACTTTGGTTTTGCTGCCGATCCGTTACATTATACAGAGAATTACTATGATAAAGCCCGGAAACGGCTTTTTATTTTTGCGGAAATCCATCAAGTTGGATTGAAAAATAGTGTAGCTGTTGAAAAAATCAAGCAAATAAATAAGTTAAATGGATGGATAACGGCTGATTCCGCAGAGCCAAGAACCATTAACGAATTCAATGATTTAGGATTGAGAATAACCGGAGCAAAGAAAGGGCCGGGAAGCGTGGAACATGGTATAAAGTTCTTACAAGACTTAAACGAAATCATTATAGATCCTGAACGTTGCCCGAATACAGCCCGGGAATTTAGCACTTATGAAATTGAAAAAGACAGCAACGGAAATCTTAAAGGAACTTATCCAGATAAGAATAACCATAGTATTGATGCTACACGTTACAGCTTAGAAGATGAAATGAAACAAAGCAAATGGCTTTACTAAGGTGGTGAGATAGTGGACAGCAAATATTTACTTAGCGACAATCCTACAGTCGTTGCTCAGGCATTAAAAAGCGCAATTGAAACTGATAAAGCTTCACCCGCAAAGGTAAAGGCGAGAGAAGGGGAACGCTACTACGAATATAAACATGATATCTTAAATAATCGTATTTTTTACATTGATGATAATGATGTAGTGCAAGAGGATAAAAACGCTACTAACATTAAAATCCCACATCCATTTTTTACTGAGTTAGTAGATCAGAAGGTTCAATACTTGCTATCGAATCCAGTTGAGGTAGATGTTGATGATGATCAATTTAAAGCATATTTAGAAGAATACTATGATGATGATTTTCAGGTGTTTTTGCAAGAGGCACTTGAGGGAGCAAGCAAAAAAGGGTATGAATATATTTTCGCCCGAACAAACGAACAGGACAAGCTTTGTTTCCAAGTATCTGATAGTTTAGGGACATTCCCGGTGTATGACGACAATAACCAATTGAAGGCTATAGTTAGATATTACGACAAGGATATTTACAGAGAGGGTAAAAACGAAACGGTTACTGTAGGAGAGGTTTGGGACAGTGAGAAAGTAACATTTTATATTACAGACAAAAACAAAAGGTTTGTATTTGATGAAAGTCGAGAAATGAACCCACGCCCTCATGTTGTAGCAAAGGCAAGTGACGGGACACTTTTATCACGTTCATATGGCACTATACCGTTTTATAGATTATCCAATAACAGTAAGGAGAAAACAGATTTAGAGCCAATTAAGGCATTGATTGATGACTATGATCTAATGGCGTGCTTTTTATCTAATAACCTACAAGATTTTGCTGATGCCATATATGTGGTTAAAGGTTTTATGGGTGATGATCTATCTAAGCTGAAACAAAATATCAAAGCAAAAAAAGTTGTTGGTACCGGAGCTGATGGCGGTGTTGAAATTCAGACGGTAGATATACCGGTCGAAGCGAGAAAAACCAAATTAGAAATAGACAAGAACGCTATATATAAGTTTGGCATGGGTTTTGACAGCTCTCAGGTAGGCGACGGCAATATCACCAACGTAGTTATTAAGTCACGATATGCCTTATTGGACATGAAAGCAAACAAGGCGGAAGTAAGACTCAGAGCCATGCTGAAATGGATTAATGAAATGATAGTCCAAGATATTAATAGACGTTTTGGTACTGCTTATAAGGCATCTGACATCAAAGTAAATATCGTTAGAGAAACCATGATTAACGAAAAAGACTTGGTTGAACAAGATAAAATCGAAGCTGAGACAAAACAGGTAATCATTGAAACTATTTTGAGTGTTGCAGCTCGTTTGGATGACGAAACGGTTCTTAAATTAATCTGTGAACAATTTGAATTGGATTGGGAAGAAGTACAGCAAGCCATCGAGGAACAAGATTACACACCTGGTCTTGCTACTGGAACAGATCCGTTAGGTGGTGTCCTAAATGAACCAGTTGAACAAATGGGAACAGGAACTGGAACGATTGTCTGAGAAGAATTATGAAGAATTAAATAGTGAATTATTTAAGTTTTATAAGAGTGCATTGATTGAAATTAAAAAGCAGATAAAGTCATATATCGATAATTATGACATGTTGTCATTTTCTAGACGACTTGAAGCAGAAAGACTTCTTGCTGTGGCAGAGGCAATTGACGAGATTCTTTCAGAAACGACTAATGATGTACAAGAGGCTATCCTTGAATTTATCGAGAAAGAAGCCAAAAACGGATATTACGGTGTTTGGTACGCATTGGAAGGAGCAGCAAGTTTACAGTTAAATTTTCCAATACTTGACAATGAATATATTAACGAATTGGTATTTAAACAAATTGATGGAATGACGTTTTCCGAACGTTTATATGAGCGACGTGATGAACTGGCTAAGAAGGTAACTGATGAATTACAGATGGCATATTTACGTGGTGACGGTTTTCAAAAGGTCGCAAAGCGTGTGAACGAACATACAGAGGCAACATATAAGCAAGCACTTAGAATTGCCCGAACAGAAGGCGGACGTGCACAATCATCTGCCAAACAAAGAGGATATGAGCAGGCAAAGAAAATCGGAGTAAAGTTAGAAAAACAATGGTTATCGACGTTTGATAAGAAAACTAGACATGACCATAGGGAATTGGATGGACAAACAGTACCTATAAACGGTTATTTTAAAATTAATGGTTATAAAGCAAAGGGACCGCGTTTGTTTGGCGTGGCGAAAGAAGATATTAATTGCCGTTGTACAACCATTGCTATCGTGAACGGAATTACACCGGAGTTAAGAAAAGACAATGAAACAAAGGAATTTATTAAATATAAGAATTATGAACAATGGGCGAAATCCAAGGGGGTTGAGGTGTGAAACATAAAATTGTATCTCTTTTAAACAAATGTCTATTATCCTTTTATTTTAGGAAAAGGCGGTGAAACCATGGAAGAAAAGTACGCAAAAGCAATTGCTAATGAATTAAAGTTGATTCGTCAGGAATTACAAAAACTAAACGAACCAAAAGTCGTTGGTCCATTAGTATTTAATGCTGCAGTCTCACAAGAACAAGATAGTGATGAACTTTTATCAGAAGGGGAACTGGAACACATCAATCATTTGGCTGGTGAAAGAGTAAGTTTTTAATTATTGACCTAAGCAAGTCATTAAAAGGCTTATTTATTTTGCCTAGATTGGAGGCATAACCAATCAATCCCAACAGGCAGCGACCTGTATAAAAAGCTATGGATAAATTGGAGGAATGTAAAAATGGAATGGATTAAAGCAATATTAGAAAAACACCGCAAAGAGGATGGAACGGTTGATATCGAAAAAGCCATGGCAGAAATTAAAACTGAATTTCCGAAAAACGCGGTGCCAAAAAGTGAATATAACGACAAAGCCAATCAACTTAAAGAAGCGAATGACACTATCACTCAGTTAAAACAGAACAACCAAAGCAACGAAGATTTACAGCAAAAAATCAAAGACTATGAAATTAAGATTCAGAATTTGGAAAAAGAAGCGGCTGAGACGAAGAAAACATTTGCTTTGAAAGAGGCATTAACAAAAGCAGGGGCAACTGATGTTGATTATATGCTCTTTAAATTAGGTGACGTTGAATTGGACAAGGATGGCAACATTAAGGACCTTGACAACAAAGTGAAGTCTTTAAAAGAAGCTAATCCGTCATTTTTTAAGACTAAACCAGATGAAAGTCAACAACATCAGCAACAACCCGGGGCGCCCGGATATCAAGTGATTGACAACAAATTGGACAAAGGTAAACCGAGTGATCCAGTTGCAGAGGCAACAGCAGCATTTGAAGCTGCACTAGGAATCAAGAATGAATAATTAAGGGAGGAAATACAACATGCCAAATACATTAGAATATAGTAAAATTTTCCAACCATCATTGGACAAACAAGTAGTTCAAGAATCTACTACCGGATGGATGGAGTTAAATAGTAATCTAGTAAAATACAATGGTGGTAATGAAGTTAAACTGCCAAACATTGTCATGGATGGTCTAGCAGACTATGACCGTACTAATGGTTTTGTTGGTGGAGATGTTACTTTAGAATGGAAAACCTACACGCTTACTCAAGACCGTGGTCGTTCATTCTCTATCGATGCAATGGATGTTGATGAGACTAACTTTGTTGTAACTGCTGGAACTGTAATGGGAGAATTCCAACGCGTTCAAGTGGTGCCTGAAATCGATGCTTATCGTTATTCTAAATTAGCTACTTTAGCTATTGGTGCAGGACAAACACGGTCTGTAGCCATTACCGTTAACAACATTGTGGATGAATTGCTAAATGACTTGGC